CCTTCTTAGATGGTAGTGCTAACAACTTCGCCATTACGCGCTTCGGTAATACTACCCAAGGATCGTTCTCGCCGTTTAGTCAGGCTCCGGGGTATTGGAGTAACTTTTTTAATTCTGCTGCAAATACGGACGCTATTTCTTTCCCTAGTAATGCTGCGTATAGCGTTGGCACTGGAAATTTTACAGTTGAATTTTGGTTAAATCCAACAGCATTCAGCGGTAATGACCAACGATTTTTTTTAATGGGTGTAAGTGGTACAACAAATCTTGCTGTTGAGGGTTCAGCCGCTGGTGCGTTAGTTGTTACCTTTGAAGGTTCAACAGTAATTTCATATTCTTGGTCACCTACTTTTGGCAGTTGGTATCACATTGCTGCATGTCGAGTTGGAAGCACAGTAACTCTTTACATAAATGGAACTTCTGTAGCAACCGCAACGTCATCAACGAGCATTTCTAATAATGTTATCAATGTTGGTTCATTAACTTGGGCTGGAAGTTTTAACGTCAAAGGGTATTTAAGTAACGTAAGGTTTTCTGCTACTACAGCTTTTTACACAAGCAACTTTACGCCAGCCACAACACCATTTACAGCGATTACTGGCACTGCTCTTCTTACCTGTCAAACAAATAGGTTTGTAGATAATTCAACTGTAGGCGCTACTCCTACTACTACAGGCACACCATCCGTTCAAGCCTTCGGCCCTTTTGCTCCTGCGCTGCAATGGACACCAGACGTAGTAGGTGGGTCTGGGTATTTTGATGGTACGGGTGATTATTTAATTTTGCCTAGCAGCTCTGCGTTTGCAATGGGTACAGGTCAGTTTTGTCTTGAGGCTTGGCACTACCCTTTAACGAATAGTGCAGGCGGTCAAATACTTAGCACTAGAACGTCGGGTATTAACCAAGACACTAGCTTTAGCTTGATGCAATACACAGGCACTACATACTCAATGTACGCCAACAACAATCACGTTCTAACTAACATGATTCCGTTTCAGTGGAACCATGTAATCGTTACTCGTGATGCTTCTAATACGCTGCGTTTAATACTTAACGGTGTTCTTGGTAACTACGAAGCTTCGTACACATCAAACATAACTGAAACAATCCTTTCAATTGGCGCTTTAAACAACGGTGGTGAAGCTGGGTCGATTCAATACACATCAGGACACCGCATAACCAAAGGCTCTATACCTACTGCGTATCAGACAGCAAGCACGACTATTGGTGCGACAATCTTCACGCCACCAACACAACCTGTCACGTTAACAAGCCAAGGTGCTACGTCTGCTGATGTTTCGTATCTAAGCAACTACACCAACGCTGGTATATACGACGGCAAGATGGGTAACGTATTAGAGACAGTAGGCAACGCACAGGTAGCGACAAACCCTGTGAAGTACGGTAGTGGGAGTATGTATTTTGATGGCAGTGGGGATTATTTAGTAATGCCTCAATCTCCTACTTTGTCTGTTGGTAGTGGTAACTTCACGTATGAGATGTGGCTGTTTCCTACCGATATAACGGATACCTGCGTTTTTGATACAAGAACAACTAATAACACTACAACAGGATTTGCCTTTCTTATAAATGCGTCAAGTTTTTTATCTGTGTACACAAGTAGCTCAATCTTGACTTGCACAACACCTTTAGCATCTAGTGTATGGCAGCACGTTGCTGTAGTTAGAAGTAACGGTATACTTTACGTTTACTTAAATGGCGTGTCTGTTGGTTCTGCTGCTTTTACAAATAACTTGACGGATAAAACATTTAAGCTAGGAGCGTATGTTGATAACACAGGAAACTTTAACGGCTTTATAGACGACTTCCGCTTAACCAACGGACTAGCCCGCTACTTCACAACATTCACGCCTCCACAACAGGCCTTACCGAGACAATAAGGAATAGAAGATGAGTGACAAATATCCCGGTGGGTTCGTAACGGCTGGTGCGCCAGCAGGGTTCTCTGTTGCGTTTGATGGTACAGGTGACTATTTAAGTACGCCAAGTGCAACTGCTTTACAACTCACGGCAGCAACGGCTTTTACTATTGAGGCATGGGCATACCCAACTTCTTTTCCTAATACAGATCATGGAATAATTGGCAAACGTAACGGCGGTAATGTTGAATGGCAATTCTTTTTTAAGAATGATAAAACTCTGCGTTTTTATACAGGTTTAGGTGATTATGGTAGTGGCACAACTATTAGTGGTTTTAATCAATGGGTTCATTGTGCGGTTACTTGGGATTTAACAACACTAAGATTTTTTATAAATGGCGTTCTTTGTTCTACAACGCACACAGGGATACTTTTTAACACCCCTAGTACGGCAGATGTAACCATTGGGGCAGATTATGCTGCTTCAGAATTGTGGTATGGGTATTTATCAAATGTACGGCTTGTTAAGGGGACGGCGTTGTATACGACTACGTTCACGCCACCTACGCAATTATTTCCAGTAACCAATACATCAATATTGGCTTGCCAGAGTCCAACCTTAATAGACAACAGCACAAACAACTTTACCCTTACAACGGTAGGAGACGCTAAGGTAAGCAACTTCACACCGTTTGCTGGATACCAAGGATTCAACCCTGCGCTTGGTGCTGCGGCTGGTGGTGTATGGACAATAGACGAATCTGCGTATTACCAACAAAACCGTCTGTGGCCTATCTACGACCCGTACTTTAATAGCACTACGCTGATGCTGCATGGTAACGGTACTAACGCTGCACAGAACAATACGTTCTTAGATAGCTCAACAAACAACTTCACGATTACTAGGAATGGCAATACGACCCAAGGCACGTTCACGCCTTTCTCACAGACGGGGTGGAGTAATTTTTTTAATGGTACAACTGATTATTTATCTAATACATCGTTAACTAATTTCTTGTTTACTAGTAACTTATCTACAATGTTTGCCACTTTTGAAGCATGGGTTTACCCAACTTCATGGAATAACATTAGTGGTTATGGGCATAATCCACTGTGGGGAAATAACGGAACCTATGCAACTTTTGGTTTTTACAATGGCGCGTTGCAATTTACAAGAGGCGCAGCCCAAACCATTACTTCTACTGGCTCTATTTCTTTAAATACATGGTCGCACGTAGCGGTAACAATTAATCAGAGTACGGTTACGTTTTATATTAATGGCGTAAATGCTGGAACTGGAACTTTAACAGCGGCATTAGGAACTAGAGGAACAGATTTTATTGGTCACCAAAATGGAACTGGCAGTTATTTTGCTGGATATATTTCAAACTTTAGGATTTCAACTAACGTAGCGTATACAACTAATTTTACGCCAAGCACTGTGCCGTTAATTGCAACTACTGGAACCCAAACACTTACTTGCCAGTCCAACCGTTTTGTAGACAATAGCGCCAACAATTTTACCCTTACGGTTAGCGGCACACCATCCGTCCAAGCCTTCTCCCCGTTCGTCCCTGCATACATCACGCCGACGACGTACAGCAATTATTTTGATGGTACTGGGGATTATTTAACCGCTAGTGGAGCTAACTTAGCATTAGGCGCTGGAAACTTTACGGTTGAAGGTTGGGTTTATTTAACTGGCTATAACGGTGGTGCAGCAGCTTATACAGGCATTGGTAGTTACCCAGACAGCACAGCATTGATGTTTTATATAAATGCTTCAGGAGCCTATTCTGTAAACGTCGGCGCATCAGACTTAATAACTACAGGAACAGCGCCTCTTAATACGTGGATACATTTTGCTGTTGTTAGGTCAAGCACTGGGTCAAACGGTCTAACGCTATATATCAACGGTATATCCGTTGCAACCGCAACTTCTGCCACAAACTTTACAAGCACAAATGCTGTTATCGGCAGAACAGGTGTTAGTACAAATAGCAACCTTATGCTTGGTTGCCTATCTAATATTAGGGTTCTTGTTGGAACTGCGCTGTACACAGCCAACTTCACGCCACCTACTGCGCCACTGACTGCAATAACCAACACGCAGCTACTAACCTGCCAATCAAGCACATTCGTAGACAATAGCACTAATAACTTTGCACTGACGGCTAACGGCAACGTCCAGCCAGTAACATCCCCTACGCCATTCCCAGCGAAGGTAGATACAACCACATTGAACTCTGCCTACAGCACATCACTGATAGGTGGTAGTGCGTACTTTGATGGTACGGGGGATTATTTAACTGCTGGAACAAACTCAGCGTTTGCATTTGGTACTGGAGATTTTACTATTGAGTGTTGGATATATTTAACTGGCGCAAATGTAAATTATCGAAGTATTGTATCTACTAGGAGTAGTTCAGGTTCAGGTAATGGATGGAGTTTAGCTACGGATGCTTCGGGAAACATTTATATATACTCAAACGCGTATATTGTTCAGGCTTCATCCGCAATAGTTCCGAACACTTGGTATCACGTTGCTGTTTGTAGAGTTTCTGGAACTACAACTTTATATTTAAATGGAGTTTCAAGAGCAACAAGCGCTACCGCAAGGGATTATACCGATTCAGGGCTTGCTATTTCTAATGACCCATACCTTAGTAGTGAAGTATGGCAAGGATACATAACAGGAATGCGTTTAGTTAAAGGAACTGCAGTTTATACGGCTGCATTTACTCCTCCTACTGCGCCACCTACAGCAATCACTAACACATCATTACTCACTAACTTCACCAACGGCGCTATCTTTGATAACACGGCTAAGAACGTATTGGAGACGGCTGGCGGTGCGGCGCTTAGTTCTACACAGGCGAAGTACGGTACGACGAGTATGTATTTTGATGGTACTGGAGACTGTTTAATATTTCCAGCTACACCTAACTTTTTGTTTAGTGGTAACTTCACGATAGAAGCGTGGTTTAACCGCGATAACGGTGCTGACGGTTCTATTTTTGTAATGGAAACAAGTGGGGCAAATTATTTTGCTTTAAATGTGGCTTCTACTGGATACAGTGTTTATTTAAACGCCACAGGGCCAAATTTTAGCCCAACAGTAACCTTGTCAAATAACACTTGGTATCATGTTGCTGTAGTAAGAAATGGTTCAACTGTAACGCTTTATCATAATGGTACAAACATTGGTACTGCATCTAATTCTTCGTCGCTTGGTTCAGCAACAGTTATAGCTTATGTAGGCGGAATTAATGGTGGGTTAAAAGCCTATATCGACGACCTCCGCATTACAAAAACAGCGCGTTACACCACAAACTTCACTCCACCAACGTCACAACTACAAGACCAATAGATATGGACATTAACTTAAAATTTACAATTGACGAGATTAACGAGTTGCTGACTGCTTTGGGTCAGCTTCCTTACACTCATTCATTCCAGCTTATTCAGTCTATTCATAATCAGGCCATACCGCAGATACAGGCGGCCAACACTGTAGAGCCTGAAGTCGCAAATGGCTGAGGATACCGATACACGCTTAGCTGTTCATGAAGCGGTATGCGCTGAGCGATACGAGGGCATTCAGCGCAGATTCGATGAGAACTCTAAACGAATGCAAAAGATCGAGATTTTGATGTACGTGATTATGGCCATGGTCCTTCTTGGACCCGGCGTTGCTGCCGAGTTGGTTAAAAGTTTAATAGGAATGTAAAATTGACCCGCTCACGATTCTCGCCGCTGCAAAGTTGGCTGCAAGTGCGATTAAGCAAGGCTGTGAACTATACCAATCAGCTAAGGCTGATGGCATGGAGTTGGTTGACGCGTATGGTAAAGTCAAAGATGTGGTTGCAGATATCAGTGGACATTTGGGCGGCTTTTTTAAAGCGCATGAACAGCTTGAAACGCATGTTTACGAAGAAGAATTAAAGGCCAAAAAAGCCCGTGACCCCGAATTATCTGTAAACCAAGAAGCATTCAACAGGGTGATGGCGGTGAAAGAAATGATTCGGCTGGAAACCGAATTACGTGAAATGATGGTATACCAAGCACCAAAGGAACTTGGTGCCATATGGTCAGAATTCGAAGCGATGCGTGATAGAGTAAAGCTTGAACGGGCAGAAGTCCAACGTCAAGAATCATTAAAGCAACGGGTGGCATTATATCGACGGGCAAATATAAAAAGAAAGATCGCGGAACAGATGACGTCAATAATCGCGGTCGTGTTCATAATATTGTGGTTCCTATGGCTAATGATACTGATCCGAATGAGTCACACATACCGTGGAGCTTACTCATCACCGTCCTTGTTTTGTGTCTTGTGTTAGTGATAGTTTTACCAGTAATGGGGATTATGTACATGGACATGAATAACGCTACAATTGCAGCGATGGAAGAGATACGAAAAATGCGTGAATTACGCGCCAAGATAATGATTTTAATGCAGGGGGAATAATGCTTACACTACTTTCAACACTCGTATCATTTTTGATGGGCGGTCTACCCAAGATATTGGATTTTTTCCAAGATAAAGCCGACAAGGGTCATGAGTTAAAGCTCGCACAGATGCAGACCGAACGTGAACTGCAATTAGCAGCGGCTGGGTACGTAGCACAACAGCAGATCGAAGCTATTAAGCTAGATGAAATACGCACGCAGACAGCTTCTGATGAAAAGGTGTCGTTAATCGGTGCGCAACAAGCAGAAATGAGTGCGATATACGCCCACGACGCGGCTCTGTCCGAAGGCACATCGCGGTTCATGAAAGACTTCCGCGCATCAGTCAGGCCAGTAATTACTTACGGATTTTTCTTTCTACTAGTCGGTATCGATTGTGTGTTGGCATATAAAGGATTTACCAGTGGTGTAGATTTCAATACACTAGCTGATCAGCTTTGGGATAACGAGACCCAAGCACTGTTCGCTTCGATTATTGCGTTCCATTTCGGTGGTAGGGCATTCGGGAAATGATTAGTCCGAAAGCTCTCAAGATGATTGCCCACCACGAGGGTATTAGGCTCAAACCTTACCGGTGTCCGGCGCGACTCTGGACGATCGGCGTGGGACATGTAATTGATCCTAACCACGCAAGGGTGCCTTTTGAAGAGCGCAATAACTTAGCAGTTCCAGAGGGCTGGAACCGTGTATTTACGATGGAAGAGGTAGATGCCATACTTGCAAAAGACCTTGAAAGGTTCGAACGTGGAGTACTTAAATATTGTCCTAACGCTGGCACTCGCCAAGGCTGGATGGACGCTCTGGTTAGTTTTAGCTTCAATGTAGGCTTAGGCACCCTTCAACGCTCAACGCTCCGTCAAAGGCATAATCGGGGTGATATCGAGGGTGCCGCTGGTGAATTCCTGAAGTATTGCAAGGCGGGTGGTAAAATACTTAGAGGCCTGGAAAATCGCCGTAAAGACGAACGGGTGTTGTACATATTGTAATTTCACATTGCCGTTATGCGAAAGACATGGTATAATTCGGTAGTTCTCTCCAAATGAAAGGACAAGTATGACTGCGGCAGCGGTAATGACTTACAATTCACTGGTCGCGGATGTTCAGTCCTACTTGGAAAGGACAGACACCGCCACGGTTGAAAAAATCCCGACTTTTATCATGCTGGCTGAACAGTCTCTCGCCGCAGATATTAAATTCCTTGGGAATCTCACTGTTAATAATTCAACAATGGTCATAAGCTCTTCGGTCATTGCTAAACCGGCAAGATGGCGCAAGACAGTGTCTATGAATGTTACTGTAGCCGGTGTTAAACAGCCAATACTCTTGCGTAAATATGAATACCTGCGTGAATACTGGCCAGATGTTGCTGAAACCGGCGTACCGGCTTATTACGCCGATTATGATTACACTCATTGGTTGGTAGCTCCTACCCCAGCTGCCGCCTATACTTTTGAGGTACTTTATTATGAGCGTGTGCAACCATTGGACTCATCTAACCAATCCAATTGGTTTACTGAATATGCGCCTCAGGCACTATTATATGGATCATTACTGCAAGCGATGCCATTCTTAAAGAACGACTCGCGAACGGCCCTATGGCAGCAGATGTATGCCCAGTACATAGGCACATTAAAAACTGAAGAC